GGAGAGTAGACGCGCAATCTTGCCACCGCGACCAGAAATCGGTAACTCCCTCGCTGGGAACATGTCAGTCGGACTTAAGGTAGATCTTGCAAAGTCGTTAGTGCGTTATACGCAAAAATACAACACTTTGATCAATCACCCTATAGACAAGACTTCGTGTACACGAGGATCAGTAGTTAAAATTTCCGGGCCAATGATAGGAGGTTCCCTTCCGTCCGCTTGTTCAGCGGATGTTCGTAAGAAGCTCGTTATCTCACTTGATTTGCTCATCGACTACGCTAAACTTTACGGCTTTCGCTCGGATTCGTTCGATCGTGAGTCGACCCTCACTCATTGGGCAGTATGCTCCAGAGAATGTGGGTGGATTAAGTTCTTAAAGTATAAGCTAGCAGCTTTCATGTCTTATCACTTGGACGGTCCTCTCCCTGCGAAACCTTTTGCAGAGGAGGATGCGCCCTTCCAACTCGGTGGCTCGACGTTAGGTCGGTTCATTCGGATCATTATGAATTCCGAAGAAGCCGATTCTTTCGCCGTTGGCATCCTTTATTCAAAAAAAGGAATGCCTCGACCCGAGGAAGATGCCCTTGAACAGGCGAGTGTAAGTACATTGAAGGTTCTCACTACAAAGCGGGACAAGCCCTCTTCGAAAGTAACTGCGGACCTTAGGGTTCGTGCTGAAATCAGGAGGACTTGTTTGGAGGTCTTTACTCGGAAAATCACCGAGAGAGATCTCTACCGGCCTTATGCACCTTCCATAAAAGCCAATTATATCGATTCGCGTAGCGACTTCGGTACATTTGGGACCCTGATGGATGAGTCGTTCATTATGAACGTCTGCTCACCTACCGAGGTTAGGAAGTTGTATGAGGGTGCTGTTTGTGAGGATAAGGATTCAGATGAGATTGAGGATGAAAATGTCGTCCGGCTAAGAGTCTCCCCAGAGTTCAGAACTCGGGTCGAGGAGCGTTACCGTGAGGTATACGCGGCCGTACGGCAACGTGCGCTTGATGAAGAAGCCAACACGCAGTTGGTTGCCTTACCAGAGGCACTTAAAGTGAGGGTCATATCCAAAGGCCCTCCCCTTACTTACTTCACTCTCAAGCCAGTACAGAAGTTTCTACATTCAACTATGAGAAAGCTACCTATGTTTTCCTTGGTTGGAGAGACCGTTACTCCTGTTCACCTTTCAAAGGTGTTCAGAAATACGTCGGGAATGTTTCACTCTTTGGATTACCAGAGTGCGACAGACCTTTTGGACCCCGATATGTCGGGAGCCGCGGTCGAAGGAATTTGTGATGCTGTAGGTATGCCCCAAGATATCAGGACGCTCTTTCACAAAGCGCTTACTGGTCACTTGGTTGAGGGTGTCCCCCAGGTCTGGGGACAGCTCATGGGCTCAATAGTCTCGTTTATCG